TTACTGACCCGCGCCGAACATGTCCATCTGATTGAAGTCCCGGTCGCGCAACTGGGCGCGGCGGATCAACTTGCGCATGCCGCGCTCGGTCATGTCGTACTGCCTGCATAGCTCGGCGTAGCTCGCGCCCTCACGGTGGGCGGCGAGTATCTCACGGTCGCGCAGGCTCAGCCTGTACGCGTGGTCCTTGGGGAATGACAGCACCTGCCCGGCCCAGTTCTCGGCCAGGCGGTCCGCCACGGCGGCGCCGATCTGGTCGGCCCGCTCCTTGGGCAGTCCGAGCGCCAGGGCAGCATCGGCCGCCTGCTCGGCGGCCTCAGTCAACAGCTCGTTGCGGCGGATTGCCATCGGATTCATGACTGCACTCCGTACTTCTGGCGGGCGGCGGCCCGCTCCTGGTCGGCCTGTTCGGGGGTGAACATGCCCAGCTCGGCATTGCGCTTGATCCATTCCATCTGACGCTGGAAGGGTGTTTCCTCGTTCGGCGATGGGGTGATGCCCATCGTCGGGGCCAGGTGCTTGCCCTTGCGGGCGTCCTCTTCCTTCTGGCGCTCGGTGGCTGCATCGGCCGAGTCGGCGATGCCGTAGACCACCGCACGCAGGTATCCGTGGCTTTCCAGCGGCAGGCTGAGCCGATCACGCTGGGAGAGCATCTGCTCGATCCCGGTGGCCCACATCGAAGGCGTCGCGGGGCGACGTATTCCGCTGCGCTCGTCCTTACAGACGGAGCCGGCTTTGATCAGGTCCGCGACCTCGCGGGACAGTTTGACGGCCCGCGCGGCGCGCAGGCTGGTCTTGGGCGGCTTGAACAGCCGCAGGTAGGCGAGCACGGCGCGGCCGCACTCAGGCGGCAGCTCGGCCACCACGGCGGCAAGGCGCTTGCCGTCGTCGTCCATGAAGAAGGCCTCGACCTCGGCCTGGAAGGCGCAATGCGGGCAAGTGGCCTGCATCAGGATGCGCCCTCCGCCTTGGCCGCCCGGCGCCTGGCGTCGTATTCCAGGGCAGCGATCAGTCTCTGCAGCTGGTCGGCGTTGCACCACTCGACGCGGGCCACCTTGAACATATGGCGGGCCATGCCGTGGGCGTAGGCCCAGGGCCGTTGGGCGTCGGCCAGCAGCGCTTCCACCTTGGCCACCTGCGGCGCGAGGTCGCCCTTCGGGCGACCGGACCATTTCTTGGCCGCGTACTCGGCCCGTGCCGGCATGCCGCCCAGGCGGCGCAGCTCGTTTGCGATCGCATCGAGCTGGCGTTTGTCGCACTTGGCCGCGCTGCGCACGGCCTGACCATGTTCACCGGATACCCGCTCGACCAGGTCGCGATAGACATCCTCGGCCAGACCCAGCTTGTTGGCACCGGCATGGATAGCCGCCAGCGTGCGCTTGCGGACCTGTTCGGCAGGTGTCGGGCGGTTGCGGGTTTTAACGGGCACGCGCGACCTCCTGTTGCACCGCCTGCCAGAGCAGGTCAAGCCCTGGGTAATCCATGACCGCGCAAAGCTCCGGCCACAGCTTGTTGTCGTTGGCCAGCGCAGCGCGGAGGCTCTCGATTGCCGCGTGTATACGCTGGCGCCTCTCCGGTGATATCGGGGTCGATGCTGGGGCTGCGGCCACCACATCGCCGCACCCGCGCAGGTAGGCAGCGAGCTTGGTGTAGCCGGCGCGCTGGAAAATGTCGGCCAGCTGCAGCAGGCCCATTGGACCCGGTGCCACCTCTGCGGGCAGGTCCACCGTCTTGATGATGTTCTCAGCCACGGTCGGTCTCCTTATCGGCAATGGTTCGCCCGGCCTCGTCGGTCACAGCTGCTGCCGTCTGGCGGGTGCTGCGGCGTGCGCTGGTCATGTGTTTCACCGCAGCCTTGAGCGCCGTTTGCCATGCGTGGACTTCGGCGCCGGTCTTGTCGGTCAGCCGTAGCAGGCCTCGGCATCCACCTGGACCGATCTTCCCGCCGGCCTTTACCACCGCCAGAACTTCGGCCTTTTTTGTCAGCTTATGCACGATCAGCCCTCCGCCTTGGACAGCTTGAATGCCTGTTCCAGCACGGTGAACAGCCGCCGGATTTCACCGGTCTGCAGGACGAACCGGGCGTCGAGTTCGGCGCGGTGGTCGTCGCCGCCGGCCTGCTCGATCTCGTCCATCGCGCCGTCCAGGAACTTCACCTTGCGCAGTACCAGGTCCTCGCCCAGCTCGAAGCTGACGCGGTCCTCCAGCACCAGGGCCAGCTTGGTGACCTGCTTGCCGGCGTCGAGATGCTTGTGGATCTCGTCGCTGAGAAGTTCGTTGTCGGTGACCTTGACCCGGCCACCACCCTCGCAGGGGTCGCGCAGCTCGGCGGACTCGCCCAGGCTCAGGCCTTCGGGCAACGGTTCGCCGGAAATCCACGCGGTGAGTATGGAACGCGGTGCAACCTCGGCATTGAGCGGTACCGCCGGGAACGAACCCATCGCCGCGCGCAGGTCCGAGGCCACGGCCTCGGCTGCATTGCGGCCGGATGCGTTCACCACCAGCAGATGGTGCTGCAGGTCGATGAAGGCGTCGGTCCGCGAGGGCTTCACGAAGGCACGCGGCAGCAGCTCATGCAGCACGTCGTCGCGCAGATGCTTGCGCGCGCGACCACCGGGGATGCGGCCCTCGCGGGCGGCGATCGCTTCCAACCGCTTTTCCAGCGCCTCGTTGACCACCGTGGCCGGCAGGATCTTCTGCTCGCCGCCGGTGGTGATCCAGATGGCATTGCCCAGTTGGTGCAGCAGCACCTCCTTCTCTTCGCGGCCGAACGGGGAGATGAAGCCACGCGAGGCGAGCTCCAGCGGGCCGACAGGCTTCAGGGCACAGGCGGGCAGCAGGTCAGCCAGCGCGCTGAAATCCAGCGGTTCCGGGAAGCGGAACATCGTCAGATTCTTGAAGAACATGATCAATCCCTCATCGTGCTGAACTTGACGCCGCGATGCTTGTGGCCGGCACACCACTTCAGCCATGTGGCCAGCGCATCGCCCTTGGCCTGATCGCCTTCGCTCTCCGGGGCTTCCGGCACACCGGGGACCAGCAGGCAACCGGCGCTCTCACCTTTGCCATGTCGTGCGAGAACACCGATCACCCGGCGAAGGTCCGCCTCTCGGCCGGACGCGATCTGGATCGCGCCGGGCGGAGTACGCTGCCCGAATTGGATTAAGCCGCTGGCATAGCAATAGGCCTTCATACCAACGCCTCCTTGTCCACGAACTGCACCAGGTGCGGGGCGTCGATGCGGCGCTTCATGTGCCACGGGAACACGTCACCGCGCAGCTCGATGTAGGCCACGGCCTGGAGGATCACCTGCATGTCTACTTCCTCTTCCAGCGGCTGCTTGAGGTTGAACAGGCGGTTGCCATCGGCGTCGAAGGTGAAGGCCGCGTAGCACTCGATATCGGCACGCACGGCGTTGTCTGCGATCTGCTGCTGCAGGGCGAGCAGCACCGGGTCCACCTGCGGGGTAGTGGTCATGTCATTCATGGTCCACCGCCGCGATGTCCAGGCTGATGGGCTGGTAGGCGCCGCGGGCGTCGCGCTGGTACAGGCGCAGGTAGGTCTTGCTGCCCATCACCGACACGGCTTCGCTGATGGCCTGCATGGCGCGCAGCCAGCGCTCGTCCTGGATATCCAGGCGCCGCAGGCCCAGCACACTGCCGGTGCGGATGTCGCCGTTGTTGTTCACCTTGAAGGCGTCCTGCACCAGCACCGCCACTTCCGGCCGTGCGCCTGCGGTCCATTCGCGCAGGCATTGGTCGATCAGCTCCTTGGCGGCCTGCAGGCGCTCGTCGAACACCAGCGTCTCGGAGATAGCACGGATCACCTTGAACTCGCCGTCGTAGGTGGTCAGCGTCAGGTTGCCCTTCTTGCCGCCCAGCTTGACGTCGTATTGCTCGCCGCTGAGCTGCACCAGGGCTTCGATGTCCTCGAATGCGCAGCGGCGGAAGGTGGCCAGCTCCTTGCGCAGCGGTTTGGCCTTGTCGATCAGCTCCCGCACCAGCGCATCACGCGCAAGGTCGATGGGGCGAATCTGGCTTTCCGGCACCAGGTGCCCCTGGTTGTTGCGCCGGAATCCAGCGGGGACGGTGTTATCGGTCATGGAGCATTTCCTCGGGTTGCGGGTAAGCCGGAAGGTCGCCGGCATTGATCGGGCTGATGGCTTCAAACCAGTCGGCACGCCATTCGCGGGCCATCTGCAAGCTGATATCGAGATCCCCTGAAATCAGCTGAGGGGTCAGGTTTTGGGGTGGCTGGCGCTGAGCCCAAAGAACGAACCGCATCGTGCGCAGCCTGCTTTTTCTCGGGTGGCCAGTCGTGCGCATGGCTCACTCGCACCGCTGGTACATTTCATCGAAGTGGCGGTGGAGGCTGTCCACGATCCGGGCGCCGATCGACGGTGGGAGTTCCTCTTCTTCTTCCGCCACGCCACACACCAGGCCGATGCTGGGCGCCAGTTGAGACGGGGCGAACACTGGCCCTTGGTATTGCAGTGCCGCTGCCTGCTGCTGCGTATCCTGTGCGCAGCCCGCGGGTGGGCGCTTCCAGTTCTCGCAGAGCTGGTACCGGTACGGCTGGCCGCGGCCCAGGCGCTTGATCAAGCCAAGGGCCGTGGCGTTGGAGATCAGCGCGTGGCCTTTGACGCGCGGCACGCCCGAATCCTCCAGCCGGTTGAGCAGCACCGTGGCACCCAGCAGCACGTCACCGGCCAGCGCCTTGCGCAGCTTCTCTTCGTGATCTGTGGAAATGCGGCTCACGGCGCCACCTCGCGTGCGATCTCGGAGGAGCCGGGGCGCGACACAACCAGGGCCACGCGCGGATCCGGCTTCACCTTGGCGACGATCTGGACCACAGCACGGGGGGTGCGATCGCCGCTGGTTTTCGCAGCTGCAGCGTCGAGCGCGGCTTTCTCGTCGGTGAAAGTGGTGCCCGCGCCAAGGGCTACCAGCGGAACAACCAGGTACTCGGTTGACTCAGCCATGAGCCACCTCCGGCAGCTGTGCATCGCTGGGGCCGTCGCGCTCGATCCATTCAATCTGCGAGCCCTTGTAAGGCGCGGCCATCACGCGATCGGTGCCGATGCCGTTGGGTGAGCGGCGGCGCATCACGCCGGACACGAAGACCGGCGGCTTATCGATGATCAGCACGATCTTGCGGCCGTTGCTGTAGCTGCCCAGCACCTGCGAGCCCATGTTGGTCATCTCGTCGGCGATCACGGCCGCGTCGCGCAAGGCTGAGGCGGTCACGTTTGCGTTGTTACTCATGGTCCTGTTCCTCGTCTTTGGTGGGCGCTTGAAGGCCCAGCTGTCCGTATAAGTCGGGCATCGCTATGCGCTTCATGGCGCTTACCTGCTGCAGCGATGTCATGGCGCGCCCCACCAGGAAGGTGCAGGCGCGGTCCAGCTCTGTGGGGTCTGCCGCGAGGTGGTAACCGAAGGCGGGGTGAGCGCAGATCGGGTGTCCATCGCGTCGAAGCTTTTCGATGATCTGGCGCAGCTTCCGCTCGTCGGCCTGGCTGATGCGGGTGGTGAGCATCTGGACCAGGTTGCGGGCGGTGATGCCGTTGGCGGCGCCACGTCGGCCCTGCAGCACCGAGAGCACCGAATCCGGGGAAAGCTCTTGGGGCAGCAGGGCAAGTTGCATCAGTGGCGGACCTCCGACCGTTGGCTGCAGGTCACGGCGGTGGGCGTGCTGACGATCACCACATCCGACAGGACCGGGTTCTTGTTGAATGCCTTGGCACACCGCTGGCAGTCGTGTTCCTTCCGGGCGCGGCCGCTTTCCAACGGCCCGCCATACAGATCCCACTTGCCGCACAGCGAAGTGCCGTCGCTGAAGAAGTGCGGTTTGCTGGCTCGCAGTGGCCAGCCCCAGCCTTGGGCAGACATCAGTCCTCTTCCTCCACTTCGTCCACGCGCAGCTGGTCCGTGAGGCGGTGCAGCTCGTGGATGCTCAGCGAGTCCAGGAGGCGGTCCATCGACTGGCCGTCGATCCAGTCCACGCCCGCGCGGCGGAAGATGTCCCGGTGCATCACGGTCACTTCCCGGACGGGCAGCTCGGCCTCGCGCATCAGCATCCGCACGAACTGGCGCTGGCTGGGCATGTCGGCGTGGTAGTTCTGCTGCGCCATCTCACGCCCCCCGGATCACGTCGGCGGTGACCGTCGGCACGCCCAGGTCGGCGGCGCGATTCATCGCCGCGGCGAGCGCGTTGTGGACGGCCAGCGGGTACAACATCGTCCCGGTCGCGCCACCGCGTGGCGGGGTGAGCTTCTCGCGCAGTGCCGCCACTGCATTGGTGCCGAACACCTTCTCCAGCGACAGGCCGACGCGCTTGAAGCGCAGCTCCAGGTAGTTCTCCAGGTCGCCGTCCAGCGGCGGCAAGGTGACCATCTCAATGCGCTGCACGACTTCGCGCACCTCGGGGTTGTGCTCGGACAGCTTGACCGCCAGCTCGGGCTGGCCGATCAGGATCACCGACAGCAGCGGGCGCAAGCCGTCCTTCAATTCGCGGAACCGCTTCAGGTGCTTGAGCGTGGCCAGCGGCAGGCAGTGGGCCTCTTCGATGATCAGCACGTGGCTGTGGCCAGCTCGGGCGCTATCGCGCAGAGCGTTATGCAGCTGGGCGAAGCGCGCCTGCGGGCTGCTCATGGTCTTGGCCAGGGGCGCGACGGCTGCCATCACCGCCTCGGCGATATGCAGGCTGCGCAGGGTCTTGCCGTTCTTCTCGGTGCCCTCCATTGCCTGGACGTAGGGCTCCACGGTGATGATGGCCTGCTCTTCGCGGCGGATGCGGTCGATCAACTCCTCACGCAGCGTGGTCTTGCCGGCGCCTGATTCACCCACCACGGCCAGGAAGCCGCCGTTGCGCGCGACCTGGAACATGCTCTCGCGCACGTAGCGGATGTCGCGGCTCAGGAACACGTCGTCGATGGTGGTGGGCTCCGCGAACGGGTCGGCTGGCAGATCGAAGTGCCGGCGGGCCTGCGGCGTGAGCGTGTGTTTACGGAGTAGCATTTGGGTGTCCTCGTCGGTGATTTCGTTGGTAGCGGGGTCTTCGGTCGGGGGCTGGAGGCCCGTCGTGTTGACGCACGGCGGTGCCTCTTTTTCGTTCCACATCGCGGCGTTGGGGGCGCGGCGGTCCTGCAGGTACTTGGTGATGGCCGGGGCGATTACGTCGCGGTCGTAGCGGGCCGGCAGATGACCGTGGTTGATCAGGCCGCTGAGTGCGGGTCGGCTGATGCCGATTGCATCGGCCAGTGCGCCCTGCGTGATGCCGGCATCGACCAGGATCGACTTGAGGCACAGGGTCATACCTGGCCGTCCTCCTTCGGTACCGAGCGGGTTTCCATCGTGCGACCCGTCATCCGCTCGATGTCGCGGCGAATCTGCTCGACGCTTTTCTCGGATGGCAGGGTCTCTGCGTTAACCGGCACCTGATTCGGTGCCCAGCCTTGCTGCTCGTAGATGTCTTTCATGCAACACCTCCTTCGATGATGCGGAGGCCGCCGCGCTCAGGCGTGGCCAGTTCCGCGGCCCAGGGTTCGACTTGCTCAACAGGCACGCCGCCCGGCCAGCGCCGTTCAGTGCGTGCGTACAACTCCGCGGACCAGGCAACGCCCATGCGTTCGACCAGCGGCTTCAAGCGCATGGCAGCCTCGACGTGGTTCAGTGCTTCCAGCTCCGCGCGGACCGGCGGCGGGGCGATGCGCTGCTCGGCGATGACCGGCGCGGCCACGTCCGAGGTGCGCCCTGCACGCGGCAGGCTGGGCGCGATGTCCAGTTCGCGCAGGTGCTTCATCGGGTCGACGGTGCCGCCCATGAACAGCCGCTTGGCCTTGCGTGCGGCGGCGGCCTCGGCATCGCTTTCGACCTGCATGGCCACGCGCTCCAGCTCCTTGCGTGCGGCATCTGCCGGCGACTCCGGCGGCGACTTGAACTCGGTGCCAACGCGGGCGGCGGTGTCCAGGAAACCCCAGCTATCGCGGCCGATGCGCGGCGCGATGTGGTGAACCGTGGCGGTGTCGGTTTCGCCAGGCATCAGCACGCGGACGCTGCCAGCCGGGTCGAGGGCATTGGCAACCACGTTGACGCGCTGGCCGTTGATCAAGCCAGGCACGCCACGCACGTCGAAGGTCTCGCCCTTGAAGCGGATCATGCAGTCACGCACCGTGCAGGGCTTCGGCGCGCTGGTGGCCAGCTGCCGCAGGATCTCCACCGAAGGCGCCAGCACAAGCTGCTCGGAGGTGACACGCAGCCAGCCATCACGCCGGGTCATGCCTGTACGCGTGTGGATACGTGTCGCGTTGTAGGCGCGTGACCACTGCTGCGCCAGCTCGTTGATTTCCTCCAGCGAGGTCACCGGGGCGCGAGTCTTGAGAGGCGCCTCGAAGTGGGTCTCGATGATGTAGTTGGCGTTCTCGACCTGACCCTTGGCGCGGGCGTTGCCCACCTCGTTGATGATCAGCTCGATGCCGCAGGCGTTGATGAAGTTCCGCGTCGGTCCGGCGGTGACCGCGCTGCCCGGATCCATCATCAGCATCTTGGGGATGCCATGCATGGTTCCATTGCTGCGCTGCGTCATGGCGTAAATGAGCGAGGTGAGCAGGTTCGCGCTGGACTCGGCACCCAGCACGTAGAACACCTCGATGCAGCCACTTGCGTGGTCGGTGATCGCGTAGCGCCACAAGCGGCGTTCGGCGATCTTGGTGAAGTTGCCCGGCTTGCCGCGGTAGAACTCCCGCTTGTCCATCACCTGCGTGCCGTCGTCGGCCAGGTAGAACTGGCGGCTGACCGAGGCGTCGATCTGCCACAGGTAGTTCGGATGCGGACTCGACAACCGGGCGGCCGGCGAAGGCGCGCCCAGCTGGTCACGGTGGAAGCCGTAGTGGCGGATGGCGCGGCAGATGGATGACACGCTGAGCGGCTGCCACTCGCCGGTGCCCTTGTCCACGCGCGCGGCTTCGATCTTGCCGTTGGCGCGCAGGATTTCCACCGCATCCTCCACCGGCAGCGTGCCGGTGCCCGTCAGCCGCCTGGTCTCTTCGACCAGGGCGGCGATGGTGCGGGCCTCCTCGCGGGTGAGAGACATTTCACCGGCATCGCTGCGGCGCTTGCGCGGCTTGATGTTGCCCATCACTGCGCTCAGGCGGCGATAGGCGGTCTGGATCGAGCAGCCCATCTGCTCGGCCAGCTGCGCCGCGATGCGGCCCTTGCTACCGTGCGGCGCCGACAGCAGTTCGCTGGCGGCGGCATTGATGAGAGCTTCGGCCGACATGATCAGCCCTCCATACCTGCGTCATGCACCAGCGGGATCGCCACCGGCACCAGGTTGTGGTCGCGCACGGTGCGCACGGCGTTGAGCAGCCGACCGAACACGTCGCCCAGGAAGGCGCTGCAGTCGAGGTTGTTCTCGTCGCAGTGTTCGCCCAGGGCGATGACGGCCTGCAGCAGGCCGCTCTTCGCATTGCCAAGGTCGGCGATGATCGCGGCCTCGGCATCGGTGACGGAATGCTCCAGCACCAGCTGCTGCTCGTCCGGCGTGGCCTGCTTCCACTTGCGCTGCGCCTTGGCGGTCTTCTCGTGCTCCCGGTTGAGGTTCTCCGACAGCTGGGCGATGCGCTGGTCCTTTGCCTCGATATCGGCGCGGGCCTCACGCACGGCGGCACGCAGGTCGTCGCGGGTCATGCTGTCGACGTCGTCGAGCGCCAGTTGCCCGGTGGTGCCGGTTTCGGCCAGCTCGACGAACTGGTCTTCAGGCAGGGACAGCAGCTCGATCAGCTTGGACTGGGAACCTGTAGCCTCGATCAAATGCGTCGCGCGCGACGCATTTGGGAGCAGCGCCACCCGGCGGGCCGCTTCCATCATCCGCTGCGCCTGCCGCGGCTCCATGCCCAAGCGGTCCAGCATTCCAGCCCACTCGCCGTGGGCTGCGCACTCACGGGCCACCATCAGGTAGCGGCCAGCACGCAGGAAGGACTCGCAGCCGCGGCGCAGCTCGCCACGGATGGCTGCTTCGTAATGATCCGGGTGCCAAGGCAGCCCGTCGCCGAACTGCTCGACCAGAGCGTTCTGGCGCACGCGCAGCTCTTCCAGCTGCTGAGAATCTTCCTCCGGCGTCTTGCCGATGAAGTCAGGGCCAACCTTCTCGGCCGGTGCCATCGCCTTGCGGCCGCTCGTCTTTACTTCGGTCATCTGTTGCCTCGTCTCGGTCAGTTGGGGTTGCGGGAGTAACGCTGTTCGGTTTCTTCCAGGCGCTGTCGATGCCTGGCCATCTCCAGCTCGTGGGCGCGGGCCAGCTGGATCAGCCGTGGGGAAAGGCGCCAGTACTCATCGCGGCCGGGGATGCGCTCGGCGATACCCTCTTCGGCCAGCACTTCGAGGTCGCGCAGTGCGGTGGAGGGTGTGGTGCGGATCGCATCGGCAATCTGCTTCAGGCGCAGCCCTTCCATCGTGTGGCCCTGCAGTACGAAGAGCAGGCTCAAGGCGCGGCGCGCGGGCTGCTGGGTGGTGGCTTTGCTCATGGTCAAACCTCCAGCCGTTGGACTGCGATACGCAGGTCGGCAAGGTCGCCAGTGCCGCCACAGCAGCGGCTGGCTTCGGTTACCAGGTTCTCGATGGCGCCTGAGAGCATGGCCAGCGCATGGGCCTGCGAGCCTTCAGCCGCATCACGGTCGGCGCCGGCGTTTTCCAGCAGCTGGACTGCATCTATCGGCTTCATGACGCAGCCACCTGCTGTCCGATCTTCTCGATGCGGGCGGCCTTGACGATCTTGGTACGCATGGCCTTGCCCTTCGGGCCGTTCCACGTCCCCAGCAGTGCGCCTCGGGCATTGGAGATGTGGGTGCCGTTGGCGCGGCACCACTCCGTCAGCGAGGTGCCCTGGAGAAGGAAGCCGGCGCGAACCCTCTTGTGAAGATCAAAGCCGGGAGTAGCTGAACTCATGGGGTATCCTTCTGTTATGTATCGGGCGTGTAAGTGAAGTTTTTACACCGTCCAAACAACGATAAGTGTAAATAAAACACTTTGCAAGGGGTTGGGTGTGGTTTCTTCACTAATTCGCCAGATCATGGAGATCAAGGAGCTCCGGCAGGCCGACCTTGCCGAGGTGCTCGGTGTGTCCATCGATCGGGTGAAGAGCCTCACCAGCGGGCGGGTGAAGAAGCTCTCGGCTGAGGAGATGCAGGCGCTGGTCTCCAAGCTGCATGTGCAGCCGGCTTTTCTTGTGTCGGGCACTGGGCCGGTGTTCCAGGACAGTTCGTCGATAGCCTTGGCTGAGCGCCTGCACAACTTGAGCGAAGCCGCGCGGCTGATCGATCCTCTGGACCTGCCGCTGCGCTACAAGATGTTCGTGCGCGACGTTGTGTCCGGTGCGCTCAGTGGCCAGTCCGAGCAGTTGCACAAGACCATCGACGGGTTCGTCATTGATGAAGTGGCCGAGCGCTTCGGTTCAGCGGTGTTAGCGTCAGCCGGGGAAAAGCAGCCCGACATCAAACGCAAAGGAGCAGCGAAGAAATGAAGCGGATATTGTTTGCCCTGTTCGCAGTAATCGTTCTGGCTGGCGCCAAGGCCACCATCGGGAGCGACTTCAATGCCGACAACATCACTCAGCTGCAGATCAACCAGACCACGCTCCCAGAGGCAGTTGCACTGTTGGGGGCACAACCCACCAGCTCGGCGGTGGGCGCGAGTGGCGCTACCGCCTACACCTGGAACTACATCCAGGCCAAGACAAGCCTGTGGACGGGCAAGAGCAGTTCAACGAATAAGCGCGCGATGCTGGTGTTCAACACCGATGGCACGTTCCAACGCATCCTGCAGCTTGATGGCGTGGTGCTTCCGCCAGACGAGCATCGACGGTTGATGACCGATCCTGCTGCCGCGCTCGCGCAGAAGTGAAAGAAGGCCGCCCCAGGGCGGCCTTCTTGCTTACTGGCGCTGCGCGTGCAGGCGCTGCTGCAGGAGATAACCTTCCAGCTCCCACACCTTCTCGCGTGCATTTTTGAAGCTGATCTCTTCGCCGATCTGCACGTTGAAATTCTCGGGGCTTACGCAAGCGGATTCGCCGCGTACCGTGTAGCCGTTGATCAGCGTCAGCTCGCACACCATGACCTTGCCGCTGGGAAGCCGGGTGTAAGTGGCGCTAGCAATCACCTTGTCGATGTCTTCAGGGCGCAGGCGCGGTGCGGTCAGCCCTGCGCCCTGGATCTGCTTTTCGATCTTCTGCTCGCTCACATTCTTGACCTCGCTGGTTGATGGATAGGCGCCCGTTGGCACCCGCGCACTCTCTCGCGCGCGCGCGAAGAAATCCTGTGAACTCATTCAAATGACCCGCGCCGATGCAGTGCCGAGACTTGGCCTGACGGTGCGCTCGTGGGGGGCGCATCAGGCCGGCGGCACGGCCCTCGTCCCGTGCCGCCGGCCACCTTTCACAGGAGCTGGTCATGGCATCGCGCGGTATCCGCAACAACAACCCGGGCAACATCGACCGCAGCTCCAGCAACAAGTGGCAAGGCCGTATGGCGCCGGAGAAGATGACGGCCGAGCAACGCGCCGAGAAGCGCTTCGAGGTTTTCGCCTCGGCGCAATGGGGCATCCGCGCGATGTGCATCCTGCTGATCAACTACCAGGACCGGCACAACTGCCACACCGTTGCGCAGATCATCAACCGCTGGGCACCGCCGTCTGAGAACGACACTGGCGCCTACGTGGCCAAGGTGGCGCGGGCGGTCGGGGTTGCACCGGGCGAGCGCATCAGCACGCACGACTACGCCGTGCTGCGGCCACTGGTCGAAGCCATCATCCGCCACGAGAACGGCACGCAGCCCTACAGTGCGGACGTGATCGAGGAAGGCCTGCGGTTGGCGGGTGTGATCAAGCCGGGCGGCAATGCCCTGGTCGCCACGCCCAAAGCCGCGCAGACCGCCACCGTCACCGCACTGACTGCCGGCGGTACCGCCGCGGTGGTCGAAGGCGTCAACCAGCTGCTGCCTGCGCTGCAGTCCTTCAATGCAGTGGCATCGGCCACGGGCGCGCTGCCGGGCTTCGTGCGCACCGCCGCGACCATCGCCGTGGTGGTCAGCGTTGGCGCCAGCCTGTACGCATGGTGGCGCCTGCGCCGTGCCCGCCGGGCGGTGGCGCCGTGAACATCACCGGCCAGATCGTTGGCGTGATCCTGGTCATCGCCGGCCTTGTCGGCGGAGGTGCCGTGATCGGCCACGAATCCCGCAACGGCGAAGTCTCGGACCTTGAAGCCAAGGTCAATGCGCTGGACGCGGAGAAAAATGCAGAAACCTTGCGCGCCAATGGCGAGGCCGAAACGTTGCGCACTCTCAAGGAAACGCTGCGCCTCGAAAGGGAGCGGCGAAACAAGATCGCACTGGCCGCGGCGGAAGAGCTGGTAGCCCGTGCCGATCGCATCACCCAACTGGCGCTGGCGGCCCAAAAGCGCCAGCAACGCATCAAAACCGAGGCCTCCAACGATGAAAACTGCGCTGCGCTTACTCGCCTTCCTGTGTGCGCTGCTGTTGCTGACCGCCTGTGGGGCGACCCAGCAGCCACTGGTCAGGACTGAGCTGATCGAAGTGCCGGTGGTGGAGTACGCGCCGATCCCGGCCGCGCTGACCACGCCGCTGGTGGCGCCTGCCGCGCCTCCGCTCAATTGCCGGCTGCCGAATGGCAAGTCCACGCCATGCGTGATGGATGGCTTGCTGCGTGAGGCCGCATGGCAGGCGCTGTTGGAACGGGCAAACGAGGATCGGGCCACCACTGCAAAGCTCGGCCTCAACGCAACCCTGCAACCGGCGCTCAATCCACGCCGGTTGGAACCCATCCTGTCGCACCAGGTGAGCCAGCATGGGGCTATGACTGCGACCGGGGTCGAACCATGAGAGTGGAGTTTGAGCTGTGGCACCTGGTCACGCTGGCGTTGACCCTGATCGGGATGTTCACCGGGCTGGGCAAGTTGCTGCTGATGCAATTCGAGCGGCGCATCGATGACCGGCTGGGCAGCTTCACCGAGGACAGCAGGGAGTGGCGCGAGACCTCGCGCGATCTGTTGATCCTGAAAGCCGAACTCGCCGAGAAGTACGTGCGGCGCGAAGACTACATCCGAGGTCAAACGGTCATCGAAGCCAAGCTCGATGCCATCAACAGCGAGCTACGACGGTCATATCAGGGGGGCAAAACGTGAAAGTGGACATGGAAAAGTTGCGCCGGGAGACGCTGCGTTGGATCACGCTGCTGGCGCTCAATCACGCGCGGCCGTATGGCGCCTATGAAGAAGTGGTGCTGTCCACTGCCCAGGCGATGTACCCGAACGCAACTGCGCTGGAGATCCGCCAGACGCTGGCCTACCTGGAAGACCGTCGCCTGGTTGTGCTGCGCAAAGAGCCGTCTGGCCGTTGGTGGGCGGACCTCACCCGGTTGGGTACGGATATCGTCGAATACACCGTCGACTGCGAGCCCGGCATCGCTCGTCCTGCAAAGTACTGGTGACGCCATGCCTCCGCCGAGCAAGATCGACCAACTGCCCGAAGACGTGCGCGCCGAGCTGGAAAGCCGGCTCGTCGCCAATGGCTTTGCCGGTTACGTGCAGCTGTCCGAATGGCTGGCCGAGCAAGGCTATGAGATCGGCAAGAGCGCCATCGGTGAGCGTGGCAAGCAGCTCAAGCGCAAGCTGGCCACGATCACGGCCAGCACCGAAGCCGCGCGCCTGATCGCCCGTGCGGCGCCCGACGATGCCGACGAGCGCAGCGGCGCGATCATCAGCCTGATCCAGACCGAGATCTTCGAGAGCCTGCTGTCGCTGGAAGAAGCGACCGAAGAAGACGATCCTGCCAAGCGCGTGGAGATCCTGGGCAAGGCCGCCAAGAACATCGCCACGCTGACCCGTGCCAGCGTGGCGAGGAACAAATGGAACATGGAAGTCCGCGCCAAGGTGGAGGCCGCCGCTGCCGCGGTTGACCAGATCGTCAACAACGGCGGGCTCACCGCCGAAGCCGCAGCCACCCTACGCGCCAAGATTCTGGGCATCGCGGCATGACCGACCAGGCGCGCACGCTGGTACCCAATACCGCCAGCACCGACGTGCCGGCAGTGTTGCTGCCGTACCAGCAGCGGTGGATATCCGACCCGTCGCCGCTCAAGGTCTGCGAGAAGGGCCGCCGCACCGGCCTCACCTGGGCCGAAGCGGCTGACGACGTGCTGATCGCCGCCAGCTCCAAGGCGGCCGGTGGCCAGAACGTGTACTACCTGGGCACCGACAAGGAAATGACCGAGGAGTTCATCGGTGCCTGTGCCATGTGGGCCAAGGCGTTCAACCACGCCGCCAGCGCGATGGAGGAAGGCCTGTGGGATGAGGACGAAGAAGACAAGCACATCAAGACTTTTACGATCCGGTTCCCTGCCAGCGGCCACAAGATCACCGCGCTGGCCAGCCGGCCGCGCAAGCTGCGTGGTCGCCAGGGCGTTCTGGTCGGGGATGAGTCCGCGTTCGTGGATGACCTGGGCGAGCTGATCAAGGCGGCGATCGCCTTCCTGATCTGGGGCGGAAAGGTGCGGCTGATCTCCACCCATGACGGCGCCGACAACCAGTTCAACGAGATCATCCAGGAGATCCGCGGCGGCAAGCGCGCCGGCACCGTCCACAAGGTCACCTTCATGGAGGCCGTGAAGGAAGGGCTCTACCGGCGCATCTGCCTGAGGCTGGGTCGCGAGTGGTCTGCTGAAGCCGAGCAGGAGTTCGTCAACGGCATCTACAAGACCTACGGTGAGGATGCCGAGGAAGAGCTGGACTGCGTGCCGAAGAACGGCGGCGGCGCCTACCTGTCGCGCGCCCTGATCGAATCACGCATGGATGCCGACACGCCGGTGCTGGAGCTGTCCCTGCCGGAAGGCTTCGAGATGTACGCCGAGCGGTTGCGTGTGGCCGAGGTCAACGCATGGCTGATCGAGCACGTGCAGCCCCATCTGGACCGCCTGAGCGGCAACGCCGGTGGGATTCGGGGCATGGTTTACGGGTGGGACTTTGCCCGCCACGTCGACCTGTCGATCATGACCCCGTTGGTCGAAGACAAGACGCTCAACCGCCGTGTTCCGTTCGTGCTGGAGCTGCGCAAGGTTCCGTTCGAGCAGCAGAAGCAGATCCTGTTCTATGTCGGCGACCGCCTGCCGCGGCTACGGGCCGGCGCGCACGACTCCACCGGCAACGGCATGTACCTGGGCGAGGTGGCAGCACAGCGCTACGGATCCCGGATTCACCAGGTGGCAATGACTGAGGGCGTCTACGCCGAGCACATGCCGAAGATGAAGGCCGACCTGCAGGACGGCACCCTGAGCGGGTTGCCGCGCAGTTCGGACTGGCTGGATGACCTGCGCGCAGTCCAGAACATCAAGGGCGTGCCGAAGATCCCGGCATTGCGCACCAACAGCAGGAGCGGCGGAAAGCGCCACGGCGACGGTGCGGTGTCGCTGATGCTGGCCAACAGCGTCGCGCGCACCGAGTACGCACCTATCGAGTTTCAGTCCGCCGGTGCCCGCCCCAGCATGGGCGAGGCCATTGGCCGCGGCTTTGGTGATGACGGCTTCGGCACGGTCCCTGGCGGCAATGATTTTGGAGGTTATGTATGAACCAGCCCCGCCCCGAACTCGGCCGAGAGATCGCCACCACCGAAGACGGCATCGATATCACCCGTGGCTTCACCGGCCCGCTACTGCAGCCCTATGACAGCGTGCTGCGGCAGCGCGGTGGCGGTGACCTGGTCATCTACGAGCAGGTGTTTTCTGACGCCGAGGTGAAATCCACCTTTGCCCAGCGCCAGCTGTCGGTCACCCAGTGCGAATGGCAGGTGGATCCGGGCGGCGATCGCCCGATCGATATCCAGGCCGCTGACTACCTGCGCGAGCAGCTGCACGCGATCGGCTGGGACAACATCACCACCAAGATGCTGACCGGCGTGTTCTATGGCTACGCCGTGGCCGAGATCATCTACAAGGTGGACGGTGGCCGGATCGGCATCGATGCCATCAAGGTGCGAAACCGTCGCCGGTTCCGCTACGGCAAGGACGGCGACCTGCGCCTGCTGACCATGTCCAACATGCTCGAAGGCGTGCCGGCCCCGGCTCCGTACTTCTGGAGTTTCTGCACGGGTGCGGACAACGACGACGAGCCGTATGGCCTGGGCCTCGCGCACTGGCTGTACTGGCCGACGCTGTTCAAGCGCAACGGCATCAAGTTCTGGCTGATCTTCCTGGAGAAGTTCGGCATGCCCACCGCCGTGGGCAAGTACGACACGAATGCCACGGGGCCGGAGCGCTCGCTGCTGCTGCAGGCCACCCGTGCCATCCAAGTGGACAGCGGCATCATCATGCCCAAGGAGATGGAGATCGAGCTGCTGGAAGCCGGCCGGAGCGGCACCGCTGACTACAAGGTGCTGCATGACACGATGGACGCCACGATCCAGAAGGTGGTGCTCGGGCAGACGGCCAGCACGCAGGGCTCGCCGGGCAAGCTGGGCAACGACAAGCTGCAGGCCGACGTACGGGCGGACATCATCAAGGCCGATGCGGATCTGGTCTGCGAGTCTTTCAACACCGGCCCGGCACGCTGGCTGACCGAATGGAACTTCCCCGGTGCCGCGATCCCGCGCGTGTTCCGGATCACCGAAGAACCGGAGGATCTGGAGAGCCGGGCCAAGCGAGACGAAGCCATCAGCAGACTGGGCTTCAAGCCGACGCAGGCCTACGTCCAGGACACCTACGGTGGTGAGTGGGAGCCTACGACGCCAGCGCCTGTCGGCAGTGGTACGCCGTTGCCGACGCCGTCCGCGATCGCCGACGCGCGCTTCGCCGAGGCCGGATCGACCGTGAACCAACTGCTGCGCCGGTTCTACCCCGGCTTCGCCGAAGCCCCTGATCCTGCGCCCGATATGGCCCGGCAGCTCGACCGCAATATCGGTCCGGCCGGTGACAAGTGGATCCAGCAGCTGCGTGAGCTGGTCGATAACGCCCAGTCGCTGGATCAGCTGCGCGATGACGTGCTGGCAGCGGCGCCGGATATGGACCTGCAGCAGTACGCCGCAGCGATGGCCGAGGCGATGGCGGTGGCGCAACTTGCGGGCCGCTTTGATGCGGGCCAGTCAAGCGAGGTCTGAGCATGGCCACCGTGGGCTACGGCACCGTCCCGTTTGCCGAGCAGATCGAGTTCTTCCGCCGCAAGCGCAACGTCCTGACAGAGAGCTGGCTCGATCTGTGGGAGGCCGAGCACGACACCTCCTTCATGGTGGCCGGTGCCAACCGCGATGATCTGGTCGCCGACTTCGCCCGCGCGATCGAGAAGGCGGGAGCCGACGGCGTCACGCTGGAAGAGTTCCGGCGCGACTTCGATCGAATCGTTGCGACCTACGGCTGGGACTACAAAGGCGGGCGCAACTGGCGCTCGCGGGTGATCTATGAAACCAACCTGCGGCAGAGCTACAACGCCGGCCGCTGGAAGCAGCTGCAGGAGCTGAAAAAGGTACGGCCCTGGTGGCGCTACCGGCACAGCGACGCCGTCGAACACCCGCGCCCGGAGCATGAAGCCTGGGACGGCATGATCCTGCACTGCGACGACCCGTGGTGGGAGTACTACTTCCCGGCCAATGGCTGGGGGTGCCAGTGCTATGTCGAGGCACTGAGCGATCGCGACCTCAAACGGCTCGGGAAGACTGGGCCGGACAAGGCGCCGCCGATCAACATGCAGACGGTGTTGGTGGGCAAGCGAAACCCAGGTGGACCGTTTGAAGTGGAGACGCCGGAAGGCATCGACCCCGGCTTTGGCTACGCACCTGGCCGCAGTCTGGGTGGCTGGCCAACCACCCGCGGTGGCCCGCAGACACCGCCTGCTCTGCGCGAAGGGATGGAGCGCGCCCTGCAGAACGCCCTGCGCAAAAGTACGCGGCTGCCGGCAGACACCGCGGCACAGTCCGCCGCCCAGGCAATGATGCCGGCACGTGCGGCTGATGCGCTGCAGGCCGGCTTCACCGAGTGGCGTGCAGCAGCTGCTGCAGGCCGCGGAGGCGCCCGGCAGTACATCGTTGGCGCGATCGATCACGGCGTGGTGCGCAAGCTCGCGGCCGAAGCGGTCAAGCCACAGACCGCCGCGATACTGATCGACTCGCCGGCCGTGCTGCAGCACCTGCCTGCAGCGGTGGCCACTAACCTGCCGGCTGCAATGCGCAACCCGGTGGCGGTGCTGTTGGACAAGGCCGCAGGTGTGCTGCGCTACGTGCTGTCCGGCGATGGTTCCCGGCGTGCTGTCGTGGATGTAGGGCTGCAACAAGCCCAGGCGGCGAACGGCATCAGCACCGCTGCGCTGGTGCCGCTTGCCGAACTGCGCACCGCCATCACCGCTGGCCGGCTGGAGGTGTTGGATGGGGCGGTGATCTGATGACTGCCCGCATCGAGATCTCCAAGGACACCGCCACGCCGGCCATTCGCAAAGCGTCCGATGCGCTGCGTGCCGATGGCCTGCGGTTGATGCTCTCCGATATCGGCGAGTACCTGATGCGCGCCACGCGCGATCGCGGTGCCCGTGAAGTCGCGCCGGATGGAACGCCCTGGGCAGCACTGTCACCGGCCTACAAGAAGTACAAGGACCGCAAGCGCCCCGGCGTGCCGAAGCTGCGGTTCGACTTCCACATGCAGGGCGACCAGCTCGCGCACCAGGTGGCGGGTGACACGCTGTATGTCGGCACCAATGCAAAGTACGGCGCCATCCATCAGTTCGGCGGCGATATCGACCGGCCGGCACGTTCGACGCTGGCCTACTTCAAACGGGACCGCGATGGATCGGTGGGATCGAAGTTCGTGCCGATGAAGCAATCGAACTTCGCGCAGTGGGTGACCGTGCCGGCATACAAGATCCGCATGCCTGCGCGGCCGTGGCTGGGCCTGTCCTCGGAAGACGAGCAGGAAGTGATCGCAATCGCATCGGATCACCTCGCCGGGCTGTTTTCCGAATGACGCCTGAGAGCGCCTGTGCGCGCTTCTATGGCTCGCCAGCCACCGTCGCACGTCCGCATGGGCTTCTTGGTGTCTGACAGCGCGCTGAGGCGCGGACAGCGCCGCTGATTGCGTTACCGTTTACCCGGCGCTTCGATACCTGCACGTCTTTGCCCGGTATCGCGCGCGCGGGTGGCGAAAAGCTGTGAACCCTTTCAAATGACGTAGCGGAAGACGGCGCCGACGATGGCGCCATGAACCAGCCCGCCGCCACTCTCGCGATCTTCAAAGCCGGCACGCACGTCGCCACCGACGGCAAGCCGTACACCTTCACTGATGCCGACCTCGCCGAGATCGTGGCGGGCTACAACCCCGAGCTCGCCGAGGCGCCGATTGTGGTCGGGCATCCCAGTATCGATGCACCGGCCTACGGCTGGGCGCGATCGCTGGAAGTCCGCGATGGCCTGCTCTATGCCGAACCGCATCAGGTCGAAGCGCAGTTCGCCGAGCTGGTGAATGCCGGGCGCATGAAGAAGATCAGCGCCTCGATCTATCTGCCCGACTCACCGGGCAACCCGACACCAGGCAAGCACTACCTGCGCCACATCGGTTTCCTCGGCGCGCAGCCGCCGGCAGTGAAGGGGCTACCTACGCCCAACTTCGCCGAGGACGACGGCTCGGTCGAGTTCTCCGGCCCGCTGACCAGCGTCGGCTATTCCCTGGTCGACGTGTTCCAGCGCATGCGCGACTGGTTCATCGAGCGCGACGGTGTCGAACAGGCCGACCGGATCATCCCGCAATGGCAGATCCGCTCCATTGCCGAGCTGACCCAGCACGACGACTCGCGCACCGACCACCACACCGCATTCGCGGCGTCTTCCGATGACAAAACCACGGAGTTTGAAATGTCCCAGCAAACCGCTGCCGCGCTCGCCACCCGCGAGCAGGAACTCAAAGATCAAGCCGCTGCCTTGGAGCAGAGGGAAAAGGCGATCAAGGCCCGCGAAGCAACCGAGCTGCGCAAGGACGCCACCGACTTCGCCGAAGGCTTGGTCGCATCCGGCCAGCTGCTCCCGCGGCAGCAGGCCGCAATTGTGGAGTTGCTTCTGGCTCTGCCTGCTGGCACTGCGCTGAACTTCTCCGAGAGCGAAGGCGCCGACCCGGTCAACAAGCCGGCCAACGAGGTGCTGCGCGAGCTGCTCACCAGCCTGCCCAAGCGCGTGGACTTCTCCGAGAAATCCGGCGCCGCTGAAGCCCCGGCAGCCGTGAGCTTCGCCGCACCGCCGGGCGTCCTGGTCGACGTCGGCCGGGCGGAGTTGCATCAGCGCGCCAAGGCGTACGCGGCCACGCACAACGTGTCCTTCCTCCAGGCCGTCCAGACGCTGGGCGGCTGAATCCAAACGGCCCCTGGCCAGGAGAAATCAAATGCAGAAGATCTCGATCCTCACGCTGTCCATTCTCGCCACCGCTGCCATCACCGCGGAGCGCTTCATCACTGCGGCCGGCGCTCCCGCGGCTGCCGGCGCCAATGCGGTTGGCGTCTCGGAGTCGGCCGGTGCCATCGGCCAGCTGGTACCGACCACCACCCTGGGCACTGCTGTCGTCGTGGCCGGTGACGCGGTGGCCAAAGGTGCCGCCGTGGAAGTCGGCACCGCCGGCAAGGCGGTGACCGCCTCGACCGGCAAGGTTGTTGGTCGCGCCCTGACCGCTGCCACCGCCGATGGCGATCGCATCGAAGTGCTGTTGATCCCGAACTGACCCACCGCATCCACGTGATCCGGCCGCCCCGCGATCGCGCGGGCCGGCGCACCTGCTGACCTCGACCCGCTCACCACCATTCAAGGAACCACCATGTCCCAGCAAACTCCCGCCCAGGCCCGCGTTGTCGATCCGATTCTGTCCGAACACGCACGCGGCTATGTCCGCCCCGGCAATGTCGGCCATCTGCTGTTCCCGATCGCACCGGTGCCGTCCTATGGCGGCCAGGTGATCGAGTTCGGCAAGGAAGCGTTCCGTCTCTACAACACCCGCCGCGCTCCCGGCGCCAACACCAAGCGCATCGACCTGGGCTACGCCGGCAAGCCGTATGCCATCGTGCCGAACGCCATCGAGACCAAGGTGCCGCGCGAGCTGATGGTGGATGCGGCCCAGGTGCCGGGTATCGACCTGGGCGCCAATGCGGTCAACGGCGGCATGGGCGTGCTGAAGCTGGAGCACGAGTACTCCTGCGCGCAGCTGGCCCGTAACGCGGCCAACTATGACGCCCAGCACAAGATTGCCCTGGTCGGTGCTGACCGCTGGACCGGTGCGTCCGGAGACCCCACCGAAGACGTGGCCAATGGTTCCGAAGCCATCCGCCGGTCCATCGGCGTGCGCCCGAACGTGGCCATCCTGTCGGCCACCGCGTTCGCTGCTCTGCAGTTCAACGCCAAGATCCTGGAGCGCATCAAGTACACCGGCCGCGACAGCGTGACCACGGACATCCTGGCCAAGCTGTGGAACATCAAGAACGTCTACGTGGGCGAAGCGGTGGTGGCCACCGGCCAGAACGATGACTTCGGCGATGTGTGGGGCGACGACGTGATCCTCGCCTACGTGGCGGATGGCGTGAAGACCGCCGACGGTCGTGTCCAGGGCAACTCGGCCGAGCCGAGCTACGGCTACACCTATGCGATCACCGGCATGCCGCTGGTGGAGAAGCCGTACTGGGATGCCAGTGCGAAGTCGTGGATCTACGGCACCAGCGATGACGCCAGCCCGGTGCTGTCGGGCATGACCGCGGGCTACCTGATCCAGAACGCGGGCGGCCCGGCCGCGTAAGCCGGCCTCCTCGCCGTATGAGTTGCGATCGGCGGCTTCGGCCGCCGATCGGTAGCAGCATCCCAGGAGAACTCGCATGACCAAGTCCACTCTCGCTGTCGCATTGAGCTTTGCCGTGCTGCAGCCGTTCAAGTTCAAGGGGGTTACCCACCGGCCGCCCGGTCCGGCAACCCTCGATCCCGAAGAAGCCAAGCCGCTGATCGCCGCCGGTCTGCTGGGTGCGGCGGTGCTGCCGCTGGCTGATTCCCCCGTTCTTGCTGCCAAGGCTGCAGGGGTGCGTGCTTCGCTAGCTGTTTTTTCCGAGCAGGCCCACGCGGCAAAGGTCGCTGCCGAACAGGCTGCCGCTGAGCAGGCTGCCGCCGAGCAGGCCGCTGCCGAACAGGCTGCCGCTGAGCAGGCTGCTGCTGAGCAGGCCGCTGCCGAACAGGCTGCCAAGAAGCTCGCCGCCGGATCCACGGCGTACAAGACGGCGGTCAAGAAAGCCGCAGCCAAGGGCGGGAAGTAAGCGCCATGTACTGCACGCCCTCTCACCTTGCCGATGCCAAGCTCGCACGCGAGCTGGCACAGGTGGCCACGCCGGAGCGCTATCAGATCGTCGCCGACGATCTGATGGATGCCACCCTGCGCGGTGCCGATCGCAGCGCCTGGTTGCCCGATGACGTGCTGGTTGCCGATGAGGCACTGGCTGTCATCACCAGCGCGCTGCTGGACGCGGAGGGCGTGATCAACGGTTACCTGGTCATGCGCAAGCCGGTGGCTTACGTGGTGCCCTTGAACCCGGTGCCCGGCATTGTCGCCACCTGGGCGCGGTGGATCGCTCGCTATCTGCTGCACAAGGATCGGGTCAACACGCAGGAGCGGACCGACCCGGTGGTGCGTGACTACCAGCAGGCCATCAGGTTTCTGGAGCTGACCCGCGACGGGAAGTTCAGCCTGGGCGTTGATGACCCGCTGCCGCCGCCCAGTGGTGGCTCGGTGGAATGGCAGGCGGATGAGCGCCAGTTCACCAGCAGCACCCTGCGGGACTACGGGCAATGAGCGCGGCACCTTTCGACGTGCGCGGCATCCAGGCACGGCTGAAGGAACAGGCCAAGGTGCTGCGGTTGGTTCAAGGCTCGGCCGATTACATGGCCATCCGCAGCCTGCAGGACTTCCTGGCGCCGTGTGCCTACGTGGTGCTGGCGCGCGAGAAAGGCATCCCGAACCCGCCGGGCCATGCCATGCCGGGCCAACAGGCAGCGGTGCGCCAGGTGATGGTCGTGACGTTTGCTGTGGTGGTTGCGGTGCGCAACTACCGGGACGACCGCGGAGCAGCCGTGGTCGACGACCTCACCGCCGTGCTCAACGCCACGCGCGGCGCCCTGATCGGCTGGGTGCCGCCCGGCCTGAAAGGTGCCCGTGCATGCCAGCTGCTGCAGGGCGATATCCAGGACTACGACGCCGGCACGGTGTTGTGGGCCGACGTTTACCAAACACAACACTCCATCGGAGGAGCGCAAACGTGAGCGAGAAGCCGCAGCAGAAGACGGTCGAGGTCACCCTCGCCAAGGACCACCACCATGCCGGCAAGGCCTACCAGGCCGGCGCCAAGATCAAGGTGACCGAGCCGGAACGTGACTGGCTGATCACCCACAAGGTCGCCGAACCGGCGAAGGAGAAGTGATATGACCGGCTCTCTGTTTTCATTGCAGGGCTTCATCCGTCTTGGCGAGCTGGATGCCAACGGCAACATCGGCAAGATGCGCTGGGTGGGCAACGTGCCCGAGGCCACGCTGGAGCTGGGCACCAGCAACACCGACAAGAACGAATCGTTTTCTGGCAAGCGCCTGCAGATCGGTCGTCTGGCCACCGGCACTACTGCCGCGCTGAACATGACCCTGGACTACTGGTCCTCGGCCAATCTGGCGCTGGCATTCCAGGCAACCGTTGCCGATATCGCCGCCTCGACGGTGACCTCCGAAGCGTTCCCGTCCGGGCTTGTAGCTGGCGACCAGGTGCGGCTGGATCACCCGTTTGCCAGCAACCTGGTCATCACCGACAGCACCGGCACCCCGGCAACGGTTGACCCGGCCCACTACGGACTGGTCGGCCACGGCGCCAACATCGTCGAGATCAAGGATGTCGCGACGTACGTCCAGCCGTTCAAGGCGGCCTACAGCTACGAGGCGGCGCAGAACATCGTGCTGTTCTCCGCCCCTGGCAAGGTGGTGTTCCTGCAGTTCGACGGCATCAATACGGAGACCGACGAGCCGGTCATCCTCGACCTGTGGCGCACCCGCTTTGATCCGGTCAGCAACATGGGCCTGATCAATGCCGAGTACGGCAACCTGCCGCTGAGTGCCGCCGTGCTGTACGACACCCGCCGCGCCGCGGACCCGGTGCTGGGTGGCTTCGGCCGCATGCTGCAGAAGAAGGCCAGCTGATGGCCAGGAAGGTTGCCAAGCAACCGGCAGCGGGGGCGCTCAAGAAGAGCGCCTCCGCCGCTGCCAAGGAACTGGAAGTTCTCCACCCGGACCGCCAGGTAATCATCGCCGGCTGTGGCATTACGGTCCGCGAGTACGGCTTCATCGAGGGCGCCAAGCTGGCACCGCTGATCAAGCCGTTGACCGACGCCCTGCATGGCCTGATCGCAGACGCCGATGCACCGCCGGGCTTCGACGCGATCGCTTTCGTCATGGCCGAGCACATCGATGCGGTGGTGCAGCTGGTCGCCACCGCCGCGGACGTTGAGCCGGAATGGATCACGGACCTGAGTGACCAGGACGGCGACTTCCTGATGCAGGTGTGGTGGCAGACCAACGCGCATTTTTTCATTCGGCGGGTCCTGCGGAAGGCCGCGCAGGAAAAGGTGGCAAGGCAATTGGCTGGGGGCGCGTCTACGCCACCCTCATCCGCGCCGGCTACGGACGAACCCCCGCAGAGCTAGGCCAGTTCACCTACCGGCAGCTGATGCTTTTCCTCAAGGAAGAGGAGCGCCGGGAGCGCCACGCCCGACGTGACCGGGTGATCGATACGAATGCCGCCTTCGCAGGCGGGAAGCCCGCCGAGAGGCTGGTCAAAGCATTGGAGTAACCGCCCGTGGCAAACCGCAACAGCGACTTGGAGTTGGCACTCAAGATCCGGACCGATCTTGCTAACACCCATGCAGCTTTGCACGGCACAGAAACCGGTCTGGAGGGCGTCCGCGATGCAGCCAAGGATGCCAAAACTGCACTGTCCGGACTTGGGGGCGACGTCAAGGGCGTGGCTGCCGTAGGCAAGGCCGCCGAGCAGGCGGCGACCGGCCTGCAGCGCGAGGCGGAAACCGCCGACCAGGCGGCCTCCCGCATCAAGCAGATGGTCCAGGCCTCGCTGGAGTACCAGCGCGCCCTGGAACAGCAGCTGGCCTCGAGCGAAGCCGCATCCGATGCCACCAGTCGTGGTGCCAAGGCCACCGCCGAGCAGGCGGCCGCCGCGCGGGAAGCCGTGCAGGCGGCGTATGCCTCGCAGGCCGCGACCACGGCGCAGATCCAGTCCATCTCCGAGCTGCACAGCCGGGTGGAACGCGGCGCCCGCTCGATGGAGGATCTGGCCGAGACCGAGCAGCTGCTCGATCGCGCGATCCGGGGCGGGCTGGTCTCGGCCGAAGAGCAGTCCGAGATCTTCGACAAGCTCAACAAGCAGGAGAAGGGGCTGCTTGCTGACAAGGAGCGGATGGCGGCCACCCGTGCCAAGGAAGAACGGCAGGTCCGGCAGCTGCTGCGCGCCTACGATCCTGCCTCGGCTGCGCTGGCCAAGCTGGAAGCGGACGAGAAGAAGCTCAAGGCCGCCGTCGATGCCGGCACGATCTCGCGTGAGAAGGCCAACCGGGCGCTGGTGGGCATTGCTGCGCAACGGGCGCAGTGGCAGCAGCTGGATGATGGCGTGGAAGCGACCAGCCGCAAGATGGGCAGCCTCAAGCTGACCGCTCGCGAGATCCGCACCAGCCTGGCCAGCGTGGGCACCAGCCTTGCCCAGGGGAATATCGCCGGAGCCGGCAACTCGCTGCTGAGCCTGGGCACGCGCGGCGCGGCCGGCATGGGTGCTTATGGCCTGGCGATCGGCGGCGTGGTTGCAGGCCTTGGACTGTTTGTCACGGCCGCATGGAAGTCGCACCAGGAGAACAAGCAGCTGGAGCTGTCGCTGATCGCCAGCGGCAATGCGGCTGGCACCACGGCTGGCCAGATGGCCAACATCCGCAACTCCACGGCGGCGGCGACCGGGGCGTATGGCGATGCGCAGAAGGCGGTGATCGGGCTGGCCAACTCCGGCAAGATTTCTGCCGCCATGCTGGAGACGGCCACCGCCGCGGCGCTCAACCTGTCCGAGCTGACCGGCGAGAGCATCGAGCAGACCACGCAGAAGATCATCGCGCTGGCCAAGGCGCCGAGCGCCCAGCTGGTGGAACTGAACCAGCAGTACAACTTCCTCACGCTGGAGGTGTACGAGAACGTCCAGGCGCTCGAGGCACAGGGGCGGCAGACAGAAGCCACCGAGGCCGCGGTGGAAGCCTTCGCCAAGGTGCATGAGCAGCGGGTGCGCGAAGCGCGCGAGCGCGCCGGCTTCCTCGAACAGGCATGGATGGGCGTCAAGGGTGCAGTGCTCGGCGCATGGCAGGCGATCAAGGATCTGGGCCGCACCGACGTGGACGCGCGGCTGGATTCGGCGAGGCAGGCGCTGGCGGAAGCGCAGCGCCGCGTGAACAGCTGGGGATTCGTTGGCGACCATGAGCGTGCAGCGCGGCAGATTCCGCAGCTTCAGGCCCTGATCGCATCACTGGAGGCTGAGAAGGCGGCACTGGATGAAAAGGCCGCATCCGACCAGCGCAACCAGGAGATCCAGAACGCGGGCGTGGCCGCGGCCAAGGCGCTGCAGGACCAGCTGGATGCCGGCGCGCCCAAGGCCGAGAAGTACGCCAAGGCCGTGGCCGAACTGGGCAAGAAGTTCCAGGACCTGCGCGCGGCAGCCGAGGCCGGCGACACCGACAGCCCGTTGCTTACCGACGTGATGTTTGGCGCGGACGGCAGCATCAGTGGCGGTGCCTATGACAAGGCGCTAAAGGCACTGCAGGAGCAGTACCGCGAACGTCGCACCGGCGGCCGCCGCGGCGGGCAATCCGAAGAGCAGAAAGCCCAGGATGCGGCACGCCGTGATCTGGAAAACCTGCAGAAGCAGGTCTCGATGCTGGGCGATCTGGAGGAAGGCCAGACCAAGGCCGGCGAAGCCGCGCGGATCCGCTACGAGATCGAACAAGGCGCCTACAAGAACGTCAGCGAAGCCCTCAAGAGCGAGCTGGTGGACCATGCCCAGCTGCTCGACGGCGAACGCCAGCGCATCGAGATGGCCAAGGAAATGGTCAACGTGCGGCTGGAGCTGGCTCGGCTGGAAGGCAAAGGCCCGGATGTTGAGCTGGCCAAGACGACCAAGGAGCTGACCCGCCTGCAGCAGCAGCTGGAAAACGTCGGCAAGACCGGCGACGCAGCCGATGTGGCCAAGCTGCTCAACCTCACCCAGGCCAGCGCGGAACTGAAGGGGCTGCGCGAGACCTACGACCGCACGATGGGCCAGATCGGGCTGGAACAGCAGCGCATCCAGGTGGAGCTGCAGGCTGGCTTGATCACCGAGGCCGATGCCCAGCAGAAGATCGTCAATCTTTACCGCGACAAGTTGGGCGCCCTGCGCGAGCTGGTGCCGCAGATGCGCGCTGCAGCGGTGGCCTTGGGCGACCCGGCGGCGCTGGCTGCAGTCGAGCAGATCGAGCTGAAGCTGCGGGAGATGGCCGAGACCACCAACCTGCTGCAGCAGAGCGTGCGTGGCACGTTCCAGTCTGCATTCAAGGATGCCTTCATGTCGCTGGCCACCGCCGGCGGCGAGCTGGACGAGGTGGTCCGCAGCTTCTTCATGTCGATCGCAACGGGGCTGGCGGACTTCGCCGCCGAGCAGCTCTCGCAGCAGCTGGCCAACCGTGTGACATCGATGCTGTTCGACAAGGGCGCGGACGTGGCCACCGAAGCGGCCGGCGCGGCAGCGACCCAGGCATCGGCCGTCGCGCTGTCCGCCGCTGCCGGTGCAGTAACGGCTGGCGCCACCGCAGTGACCACCAGCGCCACGGCCCTGGGCACGGGTGGCGCGAGCCTGATCACCGGCGCGGCTGCTGTCTCCGCTGCTGCAGTCCAGATGCAGGCAGCTGCCACGGCAATGATGATCGCCAATGCAGCCGGTGGCGGCTTCGCGGACGGTGGCTGGACCGGTCCGGGCAGCAAGTACAAGCCCGCCGGCATCGTCCATGCCGAGGAGTTCGTGCACCGCCGCGAGGTGGTGCGGCAACCGGGCGCGCTGCCATTCCTGTGGGACTTCAACCGCCGCGGCATGGCCGCGCTGCACGACTGGCGGGCGGGCTACGCCGAGGGTGGCCTGGTCACACCACCGTCGATCTCGGCCAGCCCGAGCTACAGCATGGGCGGCCCCGCACTATCGGCTCCTTCGATCAAAAACAGCATGAGCCTCTACAACTACTTCGACATGGACGCACTGGCGCAGGCCTTGGCGCGTCACCCGGCGATGGAGAAATCCATCGTCAACGTCGCCAGCCAGAACGGCCAAACGATCAAGGCGGAGTGGCAGTGATGGGGTTCGTTGCGGCGGGCCCGGTGATTTGGCCGATGCCGGCGGACTGGGGTAGCAGCGTGCGCGAGTCGCTGAGCTGGTACACGGATGTGCTGCAGGCATCGGCCAGCGGCAGCACCGTCCACCGCTCCCTGCGCTCGGTCCCGCGCCGCAGTTTCTCGTTCGAGGTGATCGCCGACGAACAGGAGCGCCGGGTCATCGATGCGCTGATGCGCGCCTGGTCTGGCCGGCGCTGGCTGCTGCCGATCTGGCCGGATCAGCAGCTGATCGGATCAACGCTTGCCGCTGGCGCGGGGGGTATCCCGTGCCGCACGGCCGGCTTTGACTTCAGTGCTGGCGGCCGCGCGGTGCTGTGGTCGAGCGTGACGGAGTGGGAAGTTGTGCAGGTGGCCTCGATCGCGCCGGATGGCCTCGTACTAGCCGCGCCGGTAGCGGGCACGTGGGCGCGCGGGTCCCGGTTGGTGCCGTTGCGCTGGGCACGGCTGGACAGTAATTCCAGCATCCGCACGATCACGGACACGGTGGATCGTCCGGGGGTTTCATTCACGCTCGACGAGTCCTGCGATTGGCCGGCCCAGCTACCTGCGACTGAGTACCGCGGGCATCCGGTTCTGACGGCGCGGCCGGACTTCAGTGCGGACGGTGAAGTCGGCTACACCCGGCTGCTCACCACCGAAGATGATGGCGTCTCGCTTCCCTACACGGCGGACGTGGCCGGTGCGCCGTTCCGCACGATGCGCAGCGCCTGGGAACTGTGGGGGCGCACCGAGCAGGCCGAGTTCCGCTCACTGCTGTATGGCCTGCGTGGCCGTGCGGTGCCGATCTGGGTGCCCTCCTGGCAGCAGGACCTGCGCCTGGTGCAGCCGGCGGCGAGCAGTGCGACGGAGATCCGCGTGGAGTGGGCTGGCTATGCGCTGTTCGGTGCGCAGCGGCCGAACCGGCGCGACATTGCGATCCACCTGGCAGATGGCACCGTGCTGTATCGACGCATCACCGCATCCGCCGATATCGGCGCGGTTGAGCGGCTGACCCTGGACGCGGCACTCGGCCGCGACGTTGCACCGGCGCAGGTGCGCGCCATCAGCTTCCTCGGCTTGTGCACACAAGCCAGCGACCAGGTGGACATCGAGCACATCACCGACGGTGATGGACTGGCGCGCTGCACTCTGCCGTGGCATGAGGTCGCGCCCAATGTTTGACCTGCGCGAGATCAGCCGCTTCTTCGGCCAGCCGATCCATCTTTTCCGCTTCACGCTGGGGCCGCTGTCGTGGCACTTCACCACCGCAAGCCAGCCGGTGGTGCTGGGCGCTGAGACTTTCATCCCCGCCGGCATCAGCCGCAGCGCGGTGCGCGAGACATCCGAGCGGAAGAAGAACCAGCTCACGATCACGATGCCCTACGCGCTGGACCCCGCCGCCGCCGACCCGCCGCCCACGCAGTCCTTCGGCGATATCTGGCGTCCGTACCCGCCGTCCGACCGCGTTTTTGTCACGTGCATGGCGATGCATCGCGGTGATGCGGATGCCGCTGTCGAGTGGATGGGCCACGTTGTGCAGCCCGAGTTCACTGACACCCAGCTCAAGCTGACCTGCGACCCCACTACGGCGCGCCGCCGTGCGAAAGGTGGCGGCCGGCGCGCGCAGCGCGCATGCGAAGTGCCGGTGTACAGCCAAGGCCTGGGCCAGTGCAATCTGCTCAAAGAAGCCTTCGCTATCCCGGCCGTGGCCACAGCTGTGGCCGGGCTTACTGTTACTGCTGCCGAGCTGGCCGCGGCGCCGCTCGCCCTCGATGGCGGCTTCATCGAATGGACACTGCCGAACGGCCTGATTGAGCGGCGCACGATCATGTCGCACGCCGGCACGACGATCGAGCTGGACTACGGTGCGTTCGCTCTGCTCCCAGGGCTGGAGTTCATCGCATACCCCGGCTGCCCGCACACCTGGGCCGCTTGCGAAGAGCGCGGCAACACCGACAACTACGGCGGCTGTCTGCACCTGCCGTCAAAGAACCCGTGGAGTGGCAACCCCCCGTGATGACGACAGACTCCATCCGCCGCTGGTGGCATATCACGTCGTGGCGCGTGCGCTACCTCTGGCTCGATACGCCAGTCGGCCGCTGGATGCATATCGGGGTAGCTGTGCTTCTTCTCGCTGCCGCGGCGTGGCGTGCGTGGCTATGGCGCGGCCAAGCAGCGGCTGGTCCGGTCCATGCAGAGCTAACGCTCTTCGCGTACATCGTGATCATGGTTGTGACCAGCCTGATCATGCTCGCGCTCACGCCCAAGCAGCCGGATGCCGCCGACCAGGTGGTTGAGGCGCCCCGGCTGAAAGACGGCAGCGGCGTGCGCATGGTGTTCGGTGAAGTGTGGATCACCGATCCGGACATCATCGGCTGGAAGAAGATGGGCACAAAGACCATCCGCGGCAAGAAGAGCGGATTCAACGGCCGCCCGATCATCGGCTACTGGTACAAGCAGCTCTTCCACTTCCTGCTCTGTCGCGGACCGGTTGATGCGGTGCTGGAGTTCCGGGGCGGCGACAAGACTGCATGGAAAGGCGAGATGACCGCCACCGGCGAAGTGCAGATCGCCCAGCGTGAGCTGTGGGGTGGTCAAGGCACAGGCGGCGAAGGCGGAATTGAAGGGCCGATGGAGTTTCTGTTCGGCGACGCTGCGCAGATGCCCAGCGGTTACCTGGTCAGCAACTTGGATCCGAAACAGCCCGCGTACCGCGGCATGCTCACCGCCCTATACAAAGGCGGTCTATGGGGCGCTTTCTCCCCGTACCCGAAGGTCGCATCGTTCAAAGTGCGGCGGATTCTGGAAGGCTGGGAGCGTGAAGGTGGGGCGTGGTATCCGGAGAAGGCCTCTATTGAAATTCGCAGGGGAGGCTTCCAGGACGAGTTCGTCATTTTTGAAGAGCTGAGGATGGCGGGTGACGTGTACGTCGGCCCGCCTACGCTGCCCGGAGCGTACATAGAGATCGGTGGGTTCAATTTGACGGACAAGCTTGTGATCCGTGTCGTCGATGGCTTTTACAAAGCGTGGTCGCGGTGGCCGGGCGATTCTGGAAATTCAGGTCGAACATGGACGTGCGGTGTTTCAGTCACAAGTAGTGATGGCGCCACGGAAACATATCTCGACGACAGCTCATTCTCCCCAGCCTTCTATTTCTCTACGCCCGATCAGGCCCATGCCTTTGCTGTTGTACAACCCGAAGGGGTGTTCACCGGGAGCACTTTTTACCGGCTGCACTTCGCGGACTGGATCGTCAATCAGAACCGTGGCGGCTTGTCGCTCAGTGTGAAGCGTCGGCGCGGCTCTGGTTTTGCTATGAACCCCGCCCACATGCTCTACCAGAGCATCACTGACAGCTGGATGGGCGCGGAGCCCGAAGCCTCTATCAATGACGCCAGCTTCCGTGCCGCAGCCGATACGCTCTACGCCGAAGGCTTCGGTCTATGCACAGAGTGGGACTCGACCACCGAGTCGGTGGAAGCCTTCCAGCAGCGCATCTGCAATGTGATCGGAGCCAATCTCTCCCGCAGCCCGGTGGACGGGCTGTGGTATCTGGATCTGATTCGCGGCGACTACGACACCAGCACGCTGCCGGTGCTCACGGATGACGACATCATCGAGTACAGCGAGCAGCCCGGCACACTGCAAGACGCGGTGAACCAGGTCATTGTCGAATGGCGCGACCCGCAGCGCCGCGAGGATCGTTCGACTTCGCCGGTGCAATCCCTCGGCGGTATCCAGGCCGTGGGTGCGGTCGTCGGCGAAGTGGCCACGCACCGCGAAATTCCCGAAGAAACACTGGCGCTGCGTGTCGGTGGCAGCATTCTGCAGTCGAAGGCGCGCCCGCTGCGCCGGATCGCGACGAAGACCACGCGCATCGCGCATGCGTGGCGGCCAGGGCAGGTGATCGAGCTGCAGTCGGCCAAGCGCGGCATCGCCAGCATGTATTGCCGCATCGGTGATGCCGATCGCGGCACCCTGCGCTCGGGCGCGATCGCGCTCACGCTGCTGCAGGACACCTTCGGTCTGCCGCAGTCCGTGTACGTGACGCCCGATCCGGGCGCGGACCCTGGCGATGACGACGTGCCGAAGCCGGTGGCTGCATCCACTGTGCAAGAGATGCCCTACGCGCTTCTGGCTGCACTGCAGCCGCCCGGCGAGCTGGCCGTCATGCCAGCCGATGCCGGCTTCCTGTTCGCTGTGGCCACGCCGGCCGGTGGCGAGGTCGACTACAGCCTGCACGTTGATGCTGGCGCCGGTTTCGATGAGCAAGCCGAGTCGGACTGGAGTGCAACCGCGCTCACTGCCGCGGCTGCGGGTCACCTGGAAGCAGTCATCGGCATCACCGCCGCACGCGGGTTGGAAGATGCAGCGATCGGTGCGATGGTGTTGTGGGGCAATGAAATCTGCCGGCTCGATGCCGTGGACCTCATCGCCGGCACGGTCACACTCGGACGCGGCTGCGCGGACACCGTTCCGGCTGAGCACGCCGCCGGCTCACGGCTGTGGGTGATCGATGACTCCATCGCGGTCGATGCCACGCGCTACAGTGCCGGCGCGACCATTTCGGCCAAGCTGCTGCCGCGCACGTCAAGCCAGAGGCTTGAGCTTTCAGCCGCTGGCGCTGCCACCGTGGCATTCGCAAGCCGCGCCGCCCGGCCGTATCCACCGGCCGCGGTCACGCTCAACGGCGGCACCGCGCCGCTGGAAGTTTTCGAGACCGCGGACGTGGCGTGGCTGCATCGCGATCGCATCGCATCAGCCGAGCAGCTGGTCGATCAGTCCGCGGCAAGCATCGGCCCCGAAGCCGGCACCACGTACACCGTGCGCTGGTACCTGGGCGGCGTGCTCGATCACACCGTCACCGGCGTCACCGGCACCACAGCAAGCCACGCCCCCGCTGCCGATGGGCTGCTGCGCGTGGAAGTGGAGGCTGTGCGCGATGGCCTCACAAGCTGGCAGATGCAGGTCATCGAGTGCGATTACCGTGTCACCCACTACAGCGACTACGTCGACGAAGTCGGCGACGTCTATGCCGATCAGAACGGCGAAACTTACCTCGGATAGCACAATGGCCACGAAACGCTTTGACGCAAACCCTCAGCTCGCTGCCCTGGCCGGCACCGAGATCATCCCGGCCACGTCGATAGCCGGCGGCACCGACACCGCAAGCAATCCAGTGGCGGCCGGCAGCGATATCAAGATCACCGTGCAGCAGCTGCTCGGTATGAAAGTGCATGCGGTGGTGCTGAGCAGCGGGGTGGCAACCGTGGATTGCGGACACGGCCTGCGCCGCAATCACACGCTCACGCTCACGGGAAACGCCACGCTGGCGCTGTCCAACCTGGCCCCGGCCGGGTACACAACGGAAGGGGAAATCCGCATCGTGCAAGATGCAACTGGCGGCCGCACGCTGACGCTTCCTGCTTCTTTCAAGCCCCTCGGCGGTAGCGACACGACAGTGAAAAGCGCGGCTGGCGGCGTGACGATTCTGTCGTACAAGACGATGACCGATGGAGTCACGGTGGAGTACGCGATGCAGGAGAGTGCGTGATGCTGCGGCGGGTGATGATGGCCGCCGGTTCGGCGGCTAATGATCCGAATTGGGCGAACGTCGTCAGCCTCTTGAATTTCGGCGGCCCGGACGGTAGCACTACTTTCACTGATGCAAAGGGGAAGGCGTGGACGGCTAGTGGCAATGCGAAGATCGACACGTCACTCGGGTACAGTGCTGGCAAATTCGATGGCGCGGGCGATTACATTTACACGCCGACTCACGGTGACTTCAGCTTCGGCGCGGGTTTGTGGACAGCCGAGGCATGGGTTTTTCGGCCATCTGCATCTGCGAACACCGATATGGTTTTTGGCAAGTGGGGCACAGTCAATAACAGCTCATTTATTCTGCACATCGGTGCGAGCAGCGCGCTCGGCATTGTGCTGACCACCAGTGGTGGTTACCAGTCCGCCAATGACGTCATGAGCGCCGCAGGAGTTGTGCCAGTTTCCGCTCTCACGCACTTGGAGTGGTGCCGAGATGCGTCCAATGTGTTTCGCGGATACGTAGATGGCGTGCAGGTGTTGACGCATACCCTGGCGGGCGGCTTGTTCGCAGGAAGCGCGGATGTCACCATCGGCGGGAACGTGCAAGGGGCATACGACGCCAACGCCTTTGTGCGTGCTAGTCGCATCACCAAAGGCATCTGCCGGCATCCAGATGGGCTGACCTTTACCCCGCCGCCCGTGCCATTTCCTGCTGGTTGATCGCGGCGCAGGTCAGCAGCAGCCAGCGTGGTCTTTTCTGCGGCCCACCCGACCGCGGCATCATGACTAAAACAGGGCGGCGGCCCGACACCGGCAAGTGCCGGACCGCCACCGCAACACACGCGATCAGCCGCGTGGTATTGGCCGAGACCCTGTTTGCCTCCGGAGGCGCGGCAAGTCTCGGCGACCAACATCGCAAAGGCTGAGACCATGAAAACCAAGACGCTGTTTCCCTGGCCGGGTGGTAAGACCCGGTTGCTGCAGCACCTGCTGCCGCTGCTCTCTGAAAACCCCCATTCGACCTACGTGGAGCCGTTCGCTGGCGGTGCGGCCGTGCTGTTCGCCAGAGAGCCCGCGAAGGTGGAGGTGCTGAACGACAACCACGGCGAGCTGGTGATGCTCTACCGCGTGGTGGCCAACCACCTGGAGGAGTTTGTCCGCCAGTTCCGGTGGGCGCTTACCAGCCGGGAGATGTTCCGCTGGTGCCAGTTGCAGAACGTGGAGACCCTGACCGATATCCAGCGGGCGGCGCGGTTCTTCTACCTGCAGCGCCTGGCGTTCGGCGGCAAGGCCACTGGCCAGACGCCAGGATTCGGGTCGTCACCCAAGCGGATCAACCTTCTGAGGCTGGAGGAGGATCTCAGCGATGCTCACCTGCGGCTCCATCGGGTGGTGGTCGAGAACCTGCCTTGGCAGCGGTGCATGGCCAAGTACGACACCCCCGGCACGCTGTTCTTCATGGACCCGCCGTACTGGGAGACCGAGGGCTACGGCCAAGGGTTTGGCATCGAGCAGTACGAGGAGCTGGCCGAGGTCATGGCTAGCACCAAGGGCCGGGCCATCCTGACGATCAACGACCACCCGGAGATGCGGAGGCTGTTCGACCGGTTCCCCGGCCGTAGCGTCCCTATCAAGTACACGATCGGGGCCGGGAAGCCTGTCGCCCGGACGGAGCGGATCTACACGACCGGGTGA